ACATCGGTACGCTGTATGCAGAAGGTAATCCATGAGACTTAATTCTATTAATCCGAAAGACAACCCGATGGAAGAGGTCTTGTACTGCTTTGGAGGAGATACAGATAGCGGTGATGCTGGAGACGTTGAATCTGGTAAGCAAGGAATGGGGCCAGCGGCTTCTGGACCTCAGAGGGACTTAGGCGCTAAAAGTGATGTCGCTGACTATTCAAAGGACGACAGTGACCGTCGTGTTCAATCAACTGGCAGTACAACAAACTTCAACATCGACCGTTCTCAACCTTCTGTTTCTACAGCAAGCGGGCGTGTTTACGGGACACAAACAAATTTAGATCGTGCGATTGCTTCTGGCGATTTGGACATTACCCCATCTGCCATTGATTCTTATACTCCCGAAACGGAAGAGGCGCGGTCTGCGTTTATAGAAGCGGGCGGAATCATGCCACGAGACCCTTCTGCAGTTGATACCTCTGCACTTGATGAAATAGCGTATGAGTTCGACACTATAAATGTAGAATCAGAGTTTTATGAAGACCAGATATTAAGAAACCTCCGTAAAGAAGATTATTCGGCTGTTTTCGATCAGCGAATAAATAAAGCAGAAGAGGCAAGCACCACCCTAGAACCAACTACAATTGATAATGTTGTTGCAGGAGCAGAAGCACTTGCTGATCGAATTCAGAGCGGCGAAGCATTACAAAATGTAAAAAAAGGGTTTGATAGACTTGTTGATTCTCTCAAAGAAAGATTTGATCTTGGTGAAGAGGAAGCGGCCACAGCGGCGGAGAAAGTATTTACAGGATTCGACGGACCCACTCCAACGGAACTAGGATTTAGAGATTCCGATCTTGGGGATGCTTTAGATACATCTTTAGCAGTGCCAAAAAGCGAACAGAACTTAGGTGTTTTGAATAATAACCCCGGTAATCTGCGTTTTGCAGGTCAACCGGGTGCAACAGAAGGCTTCGGTGGCTTTGCTTATTTTGAAACGATGGAGCAAGGGCGTGAGGCTCTAGAAAAGCAAATAGCTCTAGATGCATCGAGAACAGAAACATTAGAAGAGTTTATTAAGGGCAAGCCCGATGCAGACGGTGTGTTGCGTGGCGGATATGCACCTGCGTCAGAAAATCCGTCTGATGCGTATATTAACTATCTCTCCGAACAAACTGGGATAAGACCAGACGAGCTTATTACTGAAACAGATGTTGATGCCTTATCTAATGCAATCACTAGATTCGAAACCGGCTCTTTAGGAGAGGATTATTTTCGAAATACAATTACTGATTTCGGTCCCGCAGACCAAGTAGCGGGAGTTGATACTGCTAGTCTTGAGGCAAGTACTCAGCCAACTGACACAACTACGCGGACACCCGAAGCACTTCAGTCCCTTCAAGAAGCGAATGCTAGGCGAAAAGCCGAATTAGGCTTGCCTGAAGACGCTACGACAGAAGATATACAAAAGGCCATCAATGCGAGGCGATCAAGAGATGCGGATATTGTAATTGAGGTTCCAGACTCTTCATCTACGGTGCAACGTAATCCAGTGATGGGGTTCAGCCCCTATGAGCAACTCAGCACTATAGATCCCGAGACAGGAGATCGTGTTGCTCTTGATTTCAGAACAAGTCTTGGCGGTCCAGATAATTTTGGGAAAGTAGACTTCGGTCGACTCGCTGACCCGATTAATGTTTTTGGCGTAGATGTCCCCACAGGTTTCGGGGTTGCAGAAGGCATTCTTAACACGTTTATTGACCCAACTGGAACTACGGAAAGGGCTGTGTATGAAGGCGGTGTTAGATCCGTAGATGGAAGGGCAACTGGATTAGATACTGGAATTGATCTCGTTACCGACGGCAAGCAAGAAGTTATTGGTGGATATGATCGAGACAGGAACATCGTTTACGCAACGGAAGGCAACCTGTTTAATCCAGCGTTAAGCGATTTCTATGAAGAAAAAAGGCGGGTCGATGACGCGTCTAGGGACGACGGAGATGAGCCTCGACCCCTAGCAGGAGGGTTGGAGATTCTGCCTCAGTCAACACTTTCGGCATATGATTTCGGTTCATCTTCGTTTGATCCGTTCCCGACAGGGACAGGGACAGGGACAGGCTCAATAGATTCGTTGCCAGCAATCGGAGATCCAGCGTTTGATTTTATTAGAGATTTCGGTGCATTTACACTATCTCCCCGAGCGGCACAAGCGCCCATAGGAACATATAGCCCAGAGTATCTCGCACCAATATCGGAACTAGGGGAAGGTGAGCGCGAAAGACTTGCTGGACTATTGGGAACGCCGTTAGGTGCTGGGCTAGGATTATCTTCTATAGATACAGCACCGAGTCCGATAGAATCAGCAGAAGCATTAATCAAGGGGTTGGGTAGTGATCAGTCGGTCTAAAATAGGCAAGCAACTTACTGGCTCAGTTAGTAAAAAAGAGAGGTCAACAATGTCCAGATTCCAAAGCACAGGAGATGATGCCAGAGATTTGGAAATCATTCGCTCTGCAAAAGATATTGATGATGGTCCAACGGGTATGAAGTCAGGCGGCAAAGTTAAGAAAAAATCAAAGAGTCGAGTCAACGAAGCTGGCAACTACACAAAACCAACCATGCGTAAACGCTTGTTTAATAGAATCAAAGCTGGAGGAAAGGGTGGGCGTCCCGGTCAGTGGTCTGCTCGTAAGGCACAGATGTTGGCCTCTGCATATAAGAAAGCAGGTGGAGGCTATAAGAACTGATGGCTTTGAAAAAATCACAACAGTCGCTAAAAAACTGGACTGCCCAGAAATGGAGAACTAAATCTGGCAAGCCATCTACGCAGGGAAAAAAAGCGACAGGTGAAAGGTATCTTCCAGAAAAGGCTATAAAAGCAATGTCGTCAAAAGAATATGCGGCAACAACTAAAGCAAAACGCAAGGCGACTAAAGCAGGCAAGCAGTTTTCCAAGCAACCGAAAAAAATTGCAAAGAAGACGGCAAAGTACAGGTGATATAAATGGCAGTAGTTACTCCAGCTTTACCAGAAATATTCGAAGAAGCGTTTGAGCGAGCTGGTTTAGAGATGCGGTCTGGTTACGATCTTAAACAAGCAAGACGTTCCTTAAACCTAATCACCCTAGAATGGCAGAACAGGGGGCTAAACCTTTGGACGATAGAAGCAGGAACACAGGCTTTAACTGCTGGCACTGCCACCTATACTCTTCCAACTGACACAATTGATGTAATCGAGTTGACGCTTAGAACAGGGACTGGGGTCAATCAGACAGACACCAATGTAGAGCGTATCAGCGTTTCTACATACTCTCAGCAAACCAACAAAAACACGCAGGGCAGACCAACCCAAGCGTTTATACAAAGGCTTGCGACCTCAACTACAGCTACCCTATGGCCTGTCCCAGATTCTGTTGATACTTATACACTGGCGTTTTTTAGACTGCGCGGTATAGAGAGTATTAGTGAGGGTGTCACAGGGACGGCAGACATGCCTCCAAGGTTTGTGCCATGTTTAGCGGCAGGACTGGCTTACTATATTGCAATGAAAAGACCAGAGGTCAATGATCGAGTATCTGCGTTAAAACAAGAATACGAATTCCAGTTTGAGTTAGCGGCTGGAGAAGACCGAGATACATCGACGATATCATTCGTGCCATTCAATACATTCTATGGTGCTGGAGGATGAAATACTCCAAGGCAAGTAAAGCATTTGGATTCTGTGACCGCACAGGATTTCGTTACCCTCTCAATCAGTTGGTGACAGAGATGCGTAACGGTATCCCAACGGGATTCAGGGTGGGGAAAGACGTTGTTGATCCAGACCATCCACAGAATTTTTTGGGAAGGGTCGCCATTAGTGATCCACAATCATTACTGAATCCGAGACCCGATAGAGCCAAAGATTCTTTAATTGTTTCTTTTCCGAACTTGAATCAAGATACTCTTGATCCGCAGGGTTCACCTGCTGGGCTTAGTGTGTCAGTAGGCACTGTAACGATTAGTATCACTTAACAAAGGAGTAACTATTATGGCTAAGATGCCGATGAAGAAAGATCCAAAGACGGGCAAAATGATTCCAGCATTTGCTATGGACGGCAAGGGTAAGATGCAGAAAGGTGGTCAAATGAAAAAGGCCAAGGGTATGTCTAAAGGTGGCGTCACCAAGAAAAAGGTTGGCGGCGCTATGGCTATGAAAAAAACCAAGGGCATGGCAAAAGGCGGGGCGGCTAAAAAACAAGCTGGTGGCGCTATGGCTATGAAAAAAACTAAAGGGATGGCTAAGGGCGGTGTTGCTAAAAAACAGATTGGCGGCATGATGAAAAAGACCAAGGGTATGGCGAAAGGTGGAGCTACCAAAAAAGTTGGTGGTGGAGCTATGAAGAAGTCCAAGGGCTATCAAGCTGGCGGTAAAATGAAAAGAACCAAAGGCATGTCTAGAGGTGGCGTATCTCGCGGCATGGGTGCGGCGACCAAGGGCGGAAGATATAGTCGGAGCAGTTGATGTCCTATTTGATATCAAATTGTCCGTCATTCAAATGCTGGGTTCGCAGGGAGTTCACCTGCAATCATCAGCAGTATCATGGACAGTTTCTACACGCCTTGGCGTTTGCTGTGAATACTATCCCTGACAGGTCTTTGACTTTTCAGGTTGTTTTTACAGGCTGTGAAATAGATGATCCTGAATCAGGGATTGATGAAAATATTCACGGCGGAGCTATGTGGGCAAGAATGCCGATAGAGGCATTGGTTGCAGACATACCTTTAGAAGAGTGGCCTGAAAGAATGGAAGATCATCTGTGTCAGCCTTGGGACTGCGAGTCCAGAAATCATTCGGTGATAGTTATGGACCGAGTCAGCTCAAGCCCGTGGATAGCAAAAATAGATGGTGAGTTTTATAACTCACGATATATGTTTACTGTCGATTACACAGAAAATGAAATAGCTGACTCAGCCGATCAGCATAAGCAGTCTCATGTGATGTACTTAACAGAGGGTCCGTGGGAGGGTAATATCGTAGCGTTGCCTAATAACAGGGTTAGAGCAACATCTCCTGCACTATGGAGGACTGGAGAGGGGGCGCCTGATTTCGCACCTAGTCAGTATCTTCATTCTGCCGAAGGACACTCTAGTTATACTGACCCTGCAATTACTTTTGATAACTTGTATCAGGAATAGTATGAACTACACGGAGCTGACCCAAGCGGTAAAGGATTATACGGAGAACGATGAGACAACTTTTGTTTCACAAATCCCGACCTTTGTTCGTCAGGCAGAGGAGCGAATCAACCGATCTGTCTTGATACCCGACTTACGTCGAAACGTCACAGGGACCACTACTTCAAGTAATCGATTCGTTAACACCCCCAGTGATTTCCTTGCGGTGTTTTCTTTTGCTGTTGTAGATAGTTCTAGCAAGTACCAATTTCTGCTCCCGAAGGATGTCAACTTTTTAAGAGAGGCTTACCCTCAGACCACAACAACAGGGACTCCTGTTTATTACGCGATATTCAATGATGAGAGCTTCATTGTTGCCCCTACACCGAATGCCAATTACACGGTGCAACTTCACTACTACTATGATCCACCATCTATCGTGACCAGTGCTACAAGCTGGCTAGGAGACAACGCAGAAACAGTGTTGCTGTATGGCACTCTGCTTGAGGCGTATTCGTTTATGAAGGGAGAGCCTGACCTAATCAACCTGTACGGGAAAAGATACGAAGAGGCAGTCGCGCAACTTTATAATTTAGGCAAAGGATTGAACAGATCCGATAGTTATCGCAACGGCGAGTCGAGGGTAGTAGCGCAATGATGACAGAAGGCTTAGGTATGCCTGTACCAAAAGTAACAGTTGTTACCACGGAAAGCAGAGGGCATACACCAGAAGAGTTTGCGGACATGACTGTGGATAAAATTATATCTATCGGTGACAAGGTTAATCCTGTCATCCAGCAACAAGCGTTGGCGTATAAAGAGCAGATAAGGCTCACTTTGATAGAGGCGTTCACAAGGGCCATGATTTCAGAGCGGACCACACTGTATAATTTGTTTGCAAAACAAGGCCATGAAGACATGGCAAAAATTATAAAGGGGTTATAGATATGGCAATTTCTCAGGCAATCTGTACATCATTTAAGGTTGAGTTGTTGACTGGGACACATAACCTTACGAATGGTCAACACAGCATCAAGGCGGCTCTGTTCACTTCAAGTGCAACTTTGAGTGCGTCGACTACAGCATATACTGCACCATCGGATGCAACGGCAGATCCAACAAACACTCACGAAGTAACAACAACAAGCACTAATTACACAGGAGGAGGTAATGCATTAACCAATGTAACGCCAACCGCTTCCAGCACGACAGCTATCGCAGATTTTGTAGACCTAACATTCTCTAATGTTTCGTTAACAGCGAGAGGCGCTCTTCTGTATAACACCAGTGCGTCAAACAAAGCGATTATGGTGCTTGATTTCGGTGCAGACAAAACCGCAACGACAGGGGACTTTACCATTCAGTTCCCAGCGGCAGATACGTCCAACGCTATTATCCGAATAGCTTAGGTATGAATTATGTCAGCCAGTAATATCAATGGATGGGGTCGGGGTACATGGGGTGAGGCCGCATGGAACGAAGACTTGGTCGTTTCTGTTACTGGCGTTGCACTAACCCTTTCTCAAGGAGACGAGACAGCAAGAGCAGAAGCATCGATGACTGTCACGGGTATCGGGCTTACGTCGTCCCAAGGCAATGAGTCGGTCACAGCGGGATCGACGCAAGTAATCACGGGTATATCTTTGACTGCATCCCAAGGGGATGAGTCAGTAACCGCTGACTGCAATCTATCTTTGACGGGCGCTTCTGCTACCATATCAGCAGGTTCAGTGACAGGAAGAGCAGGAGCAGGGGCCAGTGTTACAGGAACTGAACTGACATCAAGTCAGGGAGGAGTTTTTGTTTGGAGTGAATTAGTGACTACCCAAACACCGAACTATACAGATATAAGCACAACGCAAACACCTGACTGGAGTGAGATTGCGGCATAAAAGTGCAACTGAACTTTATGAGGAACACACATGGCTAGTACCTTTGTAAATGACCTCCGATTGGAGGAGATGGCAACAGGCGAAAACTCAGGGACATGGGGTACAAAGACAAATACCAGCCTTGAGTTGATTGGTGAAGCACTGGGCTTTGGCACAGAAGGTATCACCACAAACGCCGATACTCATACCAGCACGATAGCAGATGGTGCGACCGATCCAGTTCGAGCGATGTTTGTTCAATACACAGGAACATTAGATTCAGCTTGTACGATTACAATCGCTCCAAACACCGTGAGTCGTGTCCACATTATCGAGAACGCAACCAGCGGCTCTCAAAACATCATTATCAAGCAAGGCTCAGGCGCAACCGTCACTATACCGAACGGAAAGACTTCTATTGTTTATCTGGACGGTGCGGGTAGCCT